ATGAAAAATAAAAGATTTATAACAGACAGCCAACTAAAAGCTATCACCCTACCACTAGATACAAAAGAGCTAATAATCAAAGATGAGAGCACACCCAACCTAATAGTAAGAATTAGCCCACAAACAAAATCTTTTATTTTTAGGGCTAAAATAGATGGTAAGATGAAGCAATATAAAATAGGCCAATATCCGCTAATCTCACTAGCCACCGCAAGGCAAGAAGCCATAAAATTAAAAGCCCAAATAACTCAAGATATTGACCCAACGCTAAAAGAGCTAACCTTCAACGAAGTAGCACAAATGTGGCTAAAATACAAATCCAAACAAAATTTAGCAACTTTTCAAAAAATACAAGGCAGATTAAATAACCATATAATCCCAAAGCTAGGCAATATCAAAATCCAAGATTTAAAGCGAGATAAGCTTATTAAATGCGTTTTAGAATTAGAATTAAAAGATAATAGGGGCGATGGATACGAGACTAAAACCAAGATTTTTGGGATATTAAAAGATATTTTGAAATTTATAGCAATCCACGGATTAATTCACGACTATATAAGCCCATTAGCCGATTTAAATTTTAGTGATATTTGTAAAGATAAGCACACCACCACCCACCACCGCTACATACAAGAGCCAAAAAGGCTTAAAGAGTTTTTAGACGCTATTGAGAATTATAAAGGCAATATCCTAACAAAATACGCCCTAAAAATGGGAGTTTATACAGCCCTAAGAAGCCAAACATTACGGACGCTAAAATGGGAATATATAGACTACACAAAAGAAATTATCAATATACCAAAAGAGCAGATGAAAACCAAAAAACCATTTATACTACCATTAACCAATCAAATCAAAGCGATATTAAAAGAATTAGAGCCCTATAAGCTAGGTAAATATCTATTTAGCATTAATGCTAATGTGATGAGCGATGGGACGCTAAGTAAGGCTATAAGAAAGATGGGCTTTAGAGATGATACGGATTTTCACGGATTAAGGGGGTTATTTTCTACAATTTGCAACGAACACACACAAGAGCACGGATTAAGCCCTGAAATTATAGAGCTATGTTTAGCCCACGCAGATACCAATCAAATAAGAAACGCCTATAATCACTCTGAAAGATTAAACGAAAAAACTCAATTAATGAAGTGGTATAATGATTATATAGATAAAATAAGAGATGAATTAAAATAGAAAAATAGATAGTGATATTACTAAAAAAAGCTTAAAAGAAAATTATTTATTTAGCAATTTAAGAAATAGTATAATACAACTTATAAAATATTTAATTTAAGGCTAATATTATGGATAACTTTCTTAACACAAAAGAGCTTAAAAAATTACTACACATAAAAGGCGACGCCACCATTTGGCGATATATTAAAGAAGGCAAAATCCCACAACCTACTATAAGCCTTAGCAAAAGCCATAGATTGTGGGATAAAAACGAGCTTTTAGCCCATTTAGTAGCTAAAAAAGATAATAGCTTAGCTAATTAGAATATCTATCTTTTACACTTGGCAAATAAAGCAGTGTGCCACTTTGTAATCCTAAATCATAATCATCGCTGATATTATAATGCCTACGAATTATATACTCACTATTCATAGGTAGATAGTTGATTTGTGGCTTATCATCGTTTGTTGGCACTTCATCATCGCTAAATTCATTTGGCTTTCTAAACATATCTCTAGCGTCTGAATATGTTTTATAAGCACTGCTTAAAAGGTCTAGAGATTGATTTATTATTTGTGTAGTTGTTAGCCCCACAGGTTGAGATATGGCAATAGCTGTTAGTGGCGATATCATAGTATTACCGCTAGCATAAAGCCCAGAGCTAATACCAGCGTTCAATCCAAAGCCAGAAGTAACGGCACTATTACTCAAAGTCCCAGAGCTAAACATAATGCTAGAGTTAGAATTAAACATAACACTACTTGAAGTAGTTAGATTTGACCCAAGAGCCGACGCATTAGAAAAGCCAGTATTGGCATATAAAGCACTAGTTTGGCTTAAACCACCACTACTAGCAATTGATTTAGCCGATAGAGCCGACGCATTAGCAGCAGCGGTAGCAGGGACTTTCGCCCAAGCACTACTAATCATTGTAGATATATTTATCACACCACCAACTAGACTAAATATCTTACCTACCTTAGCCATATGGGCACCCATAAGTCCTAGCCCACTCATAATACTAAGAAACAGCCCAACACCGCTAAATATAGCCCCAGCCCAAGCTACATAAATTGCCCCAGCCCAAGTAAATGTATTCACCGCCCATTGAGCAGCAGGGACACCAGTATACCAAGTAACTATAAGAGCAAACACCGCAACAGCAAACCCCACCCATCCAGGGACGCCCTTGTCTTCTTTGATAAATAAAGCGTAGTGGTTGCTCCACTCTATATACCACTTCATCGCTCCACGAGTAGGCATATCATTATCAGTGTAAAAAGTCTCAGTCAAGAAAGCTCTTATGTCAATATTACTTATATGATTACTTCTATCTATATTTGCTAAACCTTCTAAAATTCTCCCATCATTTAAAATAGCCTTACCACCATATGAGCCAACAGGATAGAGTGTATATTTCTTATGGTTAGTTTGTATTGTTAATTTTAAATCATCGTAGTTATTGTGTGGTGGCTCCACTAGCATTTCACTCCAGTCGTGGTAAGTTCTCTTTCCATTGTCATCTATGTCTGTTGGAAAAACTCTATAATTAAATGTTTGATAATCTAATATCTCTACCATTTTAAGATTATCCATTATATAGTTTATCGGTGTGTTGTTAGCATTCACAACTATAATAGTATGTTCTTTATCTCCATCACCGCCAGTTATTGTTTCTGTGCTAACCAGGTGCGTGGAATAACTAAATGAGCCGTTGCCTAAACGCTTATTTATTTGTTTGCCGTTTTGCGTGGTTTGTTCGTATCTATTAGTGTGAAATGTATAATGATATATCATTGTTGCTTCATTATGGCTATAGCCATAATAACGATACTCAGCCATTCTATTAACCTTATAAATTAAGCTATATCTTTTACCATCTACAAACTCTTTTGGATGATTGAATAATAGCACATAGCTATTATCGTGTAAAAAATATCGTTGATAATCTAGATAATATAGTGGAGTTAAATTTGGTTCATCAGGGGCACTTTCACTTTTTCTTACTTCTACTGCAGTCGTCTCTGCTAGTATCAAAGAAGGTGCTTGCTCATCTGCATCTTTTACGCCAGAGCTAACAGCCCTTGGCATACATAATATTTCTACTTTATCGTGATATATACCATCGCCAGGGTCTCCATTATAGTAGTTATATGGGCTTTGGCCTACGAAAAATTGATTAAGCCCTAATCTATTATGGTCGTTATAATCATATGGCATTGTAGAGCTAGATTTTATATTATAAGAGCGTATATAATAGACCATAGCTCTTAGAGTAGAATGATAGAAGTTATTGCTTCTTGTTCTTATCCTACCTTTTCTGATAAGTTGTTTATGTAAAAGCTCTACCATCTTATTAAATCCCTTATTTCTAGCTAAGATAAGGTCTTTAATCTGCTCTACATAAGCCTTTCCAGCAGGTCTCCATCCGCTTAGATATGTTTTTGTATTCATTAACTATTTGGCGTAATTTTATCTATTAAATCTATCATTTTGCTTGATAACTCACTAGGCACTGCTACGCCACCACTAGCATATCCAAATACCGCATTTGTGATAATCTCTGCTTCTTTAATCCTTTGTTGGTCATCATAACTTGCTATCTCTCTTATAACGGCATTTTTCTTTTGTGCTTCGGTAGCTGTTTGTGCTGTTACAAGAGCCGTTCTTGCTTTATTAAACTCGATTTCAGCCTTAGACAACTCAAGTTGGCTTTTAGTTTGCTGTAAATTCAGAGCTATTTCAAGTGCTTTAGCGGTTAAATTCACCGCCATTGAACTCATTAGGTTAGATTGGATAGTTATCTTATCTTTTGGGGCTAAGCTCTTATCATTAAAGCTACTCTCTAGATACTTAATCGCCTTATCAAAGATGGAATTCTCGCTAATAATAGTCGCTTCTATCTGCTTATAATCACCCACTAACTTACTTGTATCTAAATCTAAATTTGCCATTTTTGTTCCTTATTTTTTGGTTTTACTATCTTTATGTTCTTTTAACGCACGAATAAATCCGTGCTAAAGAACCAAATACTAAAGTTATCTATCCGACTTTGCGGATTAAATTTATGTTCTTTTAGCCTTATCATAAGCCTTATATAACTCATCTGGTGCTTGTGGTGCTATCTTATCAGCTTGTGATAGCCATTTGGCATATTGCCCTGCTTTTTGCTCTACTTTTTGGTCTTGACTTTTTATCTCTTTTGGGGTAGAATTTATCTTAGAGTTTAAAGGCGAATTCGTGCCTTTTGTAATAGGCTTAGCGGATATATCTAAGTCTTTCTCTAATCTTTCATATGCTGTAACTATCCATTTATTTGTTGGTTCTCCATAATAATTAGATTTTAACACTATTTTAGTATCATCGGTTATAATTTGTATAGCTTCGTTAGGTTTTTTAATTATCTCCCCATTTTTTATTATATCAGGCAATTTATTTATAAGTTCAATTGCCTTTTGCTTAGCCTCTTCCTTGCTTAGTCCTTGCTGCATATATTGATAAATGCGTTTGTCTAAGATATGAGCTAAGCCATAGCCCTTATGTTTTATAGCATCTGTTACTTCGCCCCATACTAAATCTATATCGCCTAGCTCTTCTCTCTCAAACGCTCCAGCCACTTGCCCTTGTCTTTGGGTTAAAAGCTTTTTGATAGCGTTTGCTCCATCGTGATAAAACTCTGCGTAATTAGTGCCAAATTCTTTAATAGGGCGTATATTTAGCTCTTGTTCTAATAACTGCCTTGCTTGGCTTATCTCATTTAAGGCATTTTTAGTATATGTATCACCCTGTAAAAATGAATAATAATTTTTGGCAAGTTCTAAATCTGAGCTTGTTTTTTGTGGGCTTTTAACAATTTTTTCAAATTGATTAAGTAGATAATGCTCGTGTTTTAAGGCTTCTAATAGATTTTCATCATAGCCATTGTTTGCTTTTTTATCGCCTTCAAGGACGCTAGGGGCTAATCTCTCTTGCTCCTTAATTTTGTGCCACCATCTTGATTTCATATCGGCGATATTATCGGCTAAATTTTGCCTAGTGCTTACAAACTCTCTTAATGATTTAATCAAATCTTGTTTTATCTCATCACTGAGCTTATAAGTCCCTTGTATAGCTTCGTTGCCATCTACTAACTTATCCGCATAATTAGATTTTGGGGCTGGGTTTGTTATCTTATTTGGTGCTTTATTATAAAAGTAAAAATTTTTACCACTCTCTAAGCTTAATATCATATCATTAGCCCTTCTTAGTGATGACTTATTTGTGAAGTGATAACCTTCGCCATAAGCGTCTATATATCTTAAAGTATTTGTAACCATATCTTTTATATACTCTACAACTTCGGCTTTATTCTCTTTTAAAAACTTTTGAAATTCGGCTTTACTTTGCGTTTTTTTGGCTCTTTCTATAAATCCTTTATGTCTTTTTAAGAATTGCTCATTTAAAGCTCGTGCTAAAAGACTTTTTCGGCTGTAGCCTAATTCATCTTTTTGTAATGCTTTACCTAGTGGCTCTTCATCTCTTAAAGGTAAATTTACTTTTAAATTCTTATCTTCTATCTCTTTTAATAGCGTTTCTACTTGCTCGTCTGATATATTTTTATCAATTTTTAGAATGTCAAATGTTGCTTGGGTTGGCTCTTGTGTTGTTTCTTTAGTTTTGGTTGTTTGTGTTGCCATTGGCTCTGATTTGGCTTGTGGCTCTTGTGTGGTTGGTTTAGCCGTGGTAACTTTTGGCTCTTGTGGTTTTGGAGCTTCTTTAGCCTTTTGTGCTTTTCTATGAGCTTTATATAACTCACTAGGTGCGTCTGCTGTTAGGTCTTTGGCTACTGTTTCAGCTTCTTTTATGCTTTGGTTTGGTATAGTTTGGGCATTGGCCGATGAAAAATGCTCTTTGCTGGTATTCATTCGCACCCCGAGCACTTGTTGCTTACGCTGAGATTTGGGTGTCTCAGCCATCGGCTCATTGTTTAAATTCTTTTTGTCTGCTTTAACTACTTGTTTTTCTATCTCTTTAACTGCTTCTTTAAACTCATTTAATAGATTTCTTGTTGGTGTTGGCAAGTTACCATCTGGGATATTATCTATATTTTTAATCGCTAGTTTAAAGTCGCCATTAGCATTTAGTATGGCTCTGTTTAAATGTAGTTTTAAAGCTTCGTTATTGCCTAATTTTGGGATTAGTGGCTTGATTTTTTCTATGATGAGATTAGCTTTCATCGTTTCGGCTCTTTTTAGTGGGTCGGTGCTTATACCTTGGCTCATACTTTTTGATTTTACTACCTTATTGCCTAAAGCGTTTAAAATATCGCTAGTGTTGTTTAATAGTGCTTGTCTATTTAGGATTTGGCTCCTTAGCTCCTTAGCAAATTCACTCCCAAAATCTAAACTATTTAAACTTTGGTTTAAAGCTCTAAAATCCACTACGCCATTAACGCTATTTTTTTCCATTAAGCCTTTAATTATATTAGCTTCTGCTATGGCTCTATCTTTGGCTCCTAGTGAGCTTAAAAAGTCATTTAGAGTAACGCCATTAATGTTATCATTGCTTTTTATCATAGCATTAAGGGCTTCTAGGCTTGTCTTTCCATCACGGCTAATTTGGCTCATTAAATTACTATCAACTATATTTTTCATAGTAGCATAATCACCATTGGCACTTTTATATAAATTTATTAAATTCTCATCATTTTTTAAAGCTGTGTTAATCTCATTATCAATTAGATTTTTAGCTTCGCTTAGTGCTTTTTGGTTTATAAAATCACTTGAGCTTTTAAAATCAGCTCTCATTATATAGCTTAATTGCTCGTTTATAGCATTTTTAGCATTTAGTAGATTTTCTAGATTGCCACCACCATTTAAAGCATTAAAAACGCCCCTTGTGTTTATGTTTTGCGTATCACTTAAGATAGTGGCTAGATTGTCGTTTAAATCCTTAAAATCGCTTTGGTAATTTGAGTTTTTAATTAAAATATCTTTAGTATCTGCGTAGTCTTGCTTGACTTGATTAAAGCTATTTTTAAAGCTATCTTTTGGGGTTTGGGTTTCAAATTTAGCTAATTGTTCGTTTATGCTATCACTAAAGCTTTTATTGAGATTTGAGCTTATTTTTGCGATTTTTTGTGCGGATTGTGGGTTATTTACCACGGCGTCAAGTATGTTTTTTACTCCGTTTTCGTGGCCTAAAGCACTAAGCAATAGCTCAGCGTCTGCTTTGCCTATATTTAAGCCTTTAAGGGTTTCATTAGCCTTATTGATAGCACTATTTGCTATATCTATTCCCTTTTGAATATATCTGTTATCGCTTGTTTTATTTATGGTTTTAAGGTCTTTACTTACAAAGTTATCTAAGTCAGCACCTAAGGCGTCCTTGGCACTATCTAGGGCATTTCTTACTTCATATTCTCCACCTAGATTGGCTTTTAGTGCGGTCTCTGCCCCACCGATATTTTGGCTTAGTATATGCCTAGCACCAACTCCAGCAAGGCCTTGGTCTAAAACTTCTAAAGGGACTTTTAATGTTCCTTTTAGGGTATTTATAGCGGGTTTTGAAGTGAGTGCTGTAGCAAGTCCAGCCCCTAAAATATCGTTATTTGCTCCACCTGTAAATGAATTTGCTAATTGCTCTGCTGTTGTATTTTCTCCTACGCTTTTGTTGTTTAAGTATGTATCAGCCATCGCTCCAGCTCCACTACCTACCGCTGAGCCTACCATAGGAGTTAAGATTTTACCAGCTACTCCAGCGGTTTTAGCTAGTGGGTGCGGTAAAGCCGTGGCTACTCCAGCAAGTGAGCCTAGCATTTCATAGCTATTTGCCTTTAATTCATTTAAAAAACTAGGTTCAATCTCTTTAAAAACTCCATCTTTTTCTATAGCATATCTTGCTTTGCCATCTTTATCGATAGCTTTATGCGGTGTGTAGCCTTTAGCTGTTGCTAAATCAATGAATTTATTATCAAAATCTATGCTATCTTTTTGTTTTTGCTCGTCGCTTTTTGTAAGGGCATTTAGCATAAATGTACCATTTTGATTGGCTCTATAATTTGCCATTTGTTGGTTTAAAATATCGGTATCATTTTGTATATTAAGCTCTTTTGTGTTTTGGTATAGGTTGCTATTTGGATTAAAATTATATTGGTTTGCGTTGCTAAATGGGATTAGCGGTGCTACTTGATTATATGCTTTATTTGCGTATTTTTTAAAATTTTCATATAGATTTTCCATTTTTACCTTTTCATCATAATGGTATTTTGATTAAATAAATCATTTGTAGTTTTTTCATCATTTTTAGCCTTATTCTCTATTTTCGATTTAATATTATTTAGATTTTCTCTTGCTTCATTGGCTCCATAGTAATTTTGTGACTCAGCTAATTTAATAAGTTCATCGGCCCTATTTATTAGCATTTTTTGCGTTTCATTTAATGTGCTTTGTGCTTTTTGTGTGCCTACTATTGAAGGCTCTAAATCTTGATTGATTTTTTCATAATTAAACTTGCCTTGGCCTTTTAAAACTTCACTTGTTGAAGTTGCTAGGTTACTCGCTAATGCGTTATAATTAGCTCCGTCTTGTGAAATATTAGGCCATAGCGTTTTAAATCTATCATATACTCCACCAAATTTATCCCATCCGCCTTTTTTATCTACATAATTTTGAAGCTCATCGACTTGGTTTAATGCGGTAAATACATTTTTAAGGTCTTTTTGTTCGGATACAGGCATATTCTTTTGCTTGATTGCTAGGTCTAAATCATTATTTAGCTCCCTAGTTAGTGTTTCATTAAATTGCCTTTGATTTTCTTTAAGATTTTGTTGTTCTAAATAGAATTTTTGTAAATTTAGATTATTATTAAAATCATTTTGGTTTTGAGTAATTTCAATATTTTTATTTCTATAATCTTGTAAATCTTGGTGTTGCTGTTTTTGTAGATTGTTATTTTCGTTAAATTGCCTTTGATTTTCTGCGAAATTAACTTCAAATTGTCTTTTTAGCTCGTTTTGCTTATCTTGTTCTTGCTTGTTAGCTCTTGCGTCCATATAAAGCTTATATAGAGTATCACCAATTGCTCCGCTTTGTGCTACTAGATATGGGTTTGAGTTATATGTAACTGCTCTAGGATTAAACCACGATGCCATCACACGCCCCTATAATAGCTTGAGTTTCTAAAAGCTGTATATAAGTCATCATCAGCTTTGTTTTGTCTATCTATCTCTCTTTGTGTTAGCATTTTGTTAAAGTTAAATGCGTCTTTTTGTAAATCCATCTGCTTTTTAGCGTTTCTTTGTTTCTGATATGCTGAATACAATGCCCCAGCCCCACCGATAAGACCACCTAAATTGCTAAAGTTTCCAGCATAATTATTTAATCCAGTTAAGCCATTTGTGATACTACTACCTATATTTCCTAAAAAATTAAGCATTTAAAACCCTTATTATTATTTTAGCCTAGCCCCATAGGGCTTAGGCTCTTAATCTGCTTTTAGACCAACGCCAATAGCAAAGGCATCAGCATTTCTAACTTCTAGACAACCTTCAGTATAATAGCGTTTTGCTATTGCTGTCTTATCTGTGCTTACATCGCTTAAGAATGTAGGTTTTAAAAGTCCCATCTTAGCATAGCTAAAATCCCCAGCGATTAAGCAATCTTCAAGGCCATACTCTTTGCTTAAAAATCTATGAAGTCTGAAATTTACTTTACCAAAATCAGTATCTAGGCTCACTACGCTTGAGTTTATAAACTTCTCATTGCTAAATTGCCTTGAAGCCATTTTATTAAGGGCTTTTTTAAGCTCAGCTCCGATGAAAATATCCTTTGGTGTAGCTCCACTCTCCCAAACTCTTTGTAAGACTTGATGAAGGACATCTTCAGTAAGCGTTACGCAATCCCCAACGCCCCATTTGTTGTTATCACAAGAGCCAAAAGCAATTATATTGCCTTGTTCTTTTCTACCATTTTTGTCTTTAAAAGCCGTTTCGCCTTTAGCTGCGTAATAAAATAGCCCTGCCATCTCTCCAGGTTTGTCCGCTTCTCTTACTTGTGGGGATTTTAATACGCTTACCTTAGCTAAAGTATCTCTACCAAGGCCTAAAATTGCGTATTCTATATCTAGTTTATGGACTTTTGTAGCCTTTGCTACTTCGTTTTCAAGCTCTTTACCGCCATATGTAGCTACTTCTTGCATAGTTTGGCTTACCATAATATCAGTGGTAAAAATCTGCGTTGCGTTTGTGTTTTGCTGTTTGGTAGATTTTTGGTCTCCTACGAATGAGCTTATCTCTAATTGAGCGTTTTTGCTAGGCTTTTTAAGTGTATCAGTTATCCAAGAATGCGTAATACCCTTAACCACGCTTGTGCCTATCATAGACATTATAGGCGTATCATTAGCCCCTACTAAGATAATCTTATCATAGACGCTAGGGATTAGCCCAACTCTTTGTGTTGCTGGTGATTGAAATTGTGTTGAAGTTATCGCCATTTTTACTCCTATTTTAAATATTTAAGCATTTTAATATATTTAATAGGTTCAAATTTACCTAAAATTGAGCCATTTATATTTTTGTGCGGTTTAAGCTAATAAAAGCAAATTTAAAGCTTATTTTTGATAAATTTTAAGCATTAAGGAGAATAGAGATGACAACTATATCAGCCATAGATACCGCTAAATTGACTTTAGCATTATTAAAAAATAGTGATGATGATATTGTAGAATACACAAGTAGATTAAAGCTTTTAAAATTGCTTTATTATATTCAAGGCTACCATTTGGCTATGTTTGATGCACCTTTATTTAAGGATAAAATGGAAGCGTGGCTACACGGACCTGTTGTGCCATCGGTTTATCAATGGGTGAAAAATCTAACTGACGAAAAACTACAAAATGAAGCGATGGATGAAAAGCAAATGGGCGCTCTTAATCTCCACCCACAGCAAACTAAACTAATAAGTGAAGTATTAAACATTTACAATAAATATTCAGCCTATGGATTAAGAGATAAAACGCACACAGAGATGCCGTGGCTTAGTGTATATGAACAAGGTAAAAATAACGAAATCACACAAGATAGTTTAAAAAACTTTTTTATACCACTGGTTGAAAAATGAAATTAAAAGAGACTGCCAACAAAGAGTATCGTAACACAAATTTAAAAGAGAGTAATCCTAAAAGCCTTGATATTAGCTTTACAAAGATTATAGATGATTATAAATTTGGCTTACCTACTAGCTCATCAGATAATATCAACGATAAATCAAAGGTTCAAAAAATCGTAAAAACTCTTATGTATATAAGAGAGAAAAAACCCCACGAGCTTATCCAACAGAGCAAAGCACAATCTATCGGCGGTTGCGAAAAGTGCGACATTGATAAATGAAAATGGAGTAATGATACAATTAAGAATTTTTTTATCGAACGCAAAATAAAAGAAGCTTTTATAGTTAGAGCAGGAGATAGCAGGATATTTGGCACTATTGATAATAATTGCTTTTATATCCACGCTATAGAATACAAATTAGGCGATATATATCACCACTCATAGAATAAATTAGTATTAACTCTATTTTTTATAAGGCGTTGTTTTCATAGTTTTACTGAAATTCTCTAGTGCCTTTTTAAGCTTTACTAAAAAGCCTTGTAGATTAAAGTTACTTACTCTTTTAATGCTATTTTCTAGCTCTGTCATATCTTGGCTCCATTATTACATTTTTACTATTTGCTATGTAGTTAGATACTACTTCATCGCTAATTTGGCGATATATTTTTTCTAAAGTTAGCCTAAAAAGCACTTCATTTAAAACCGCATAATTGAGTGGCTCATCAAAATCAATATGTGTATTTGGATTATATTTTGGGTCATCTTCATTAAATATAGGCAAATTTGGAAATCTTAGATAAATCCCCTTATCATTTACCCACCTAAAAACTCGCTCCAATCTATCATCCCCATCCCTACAAATCAGATTTATAGGGTAGCAATCGTTAGCTATTTTTAGCATTGCTTCGTATGTCTCATAATTTAGCATTTCATCGCTTGGTGAGTGTAGATTTTTCTCTGCTATTCTATAAAGTATTAAATCTTTAAAAGCTTTTATAGTCATCTTTAGCCCTTTGCAATCTCTTAATAAGGTTATTAGCTCTCCTTGGTGTTTGCTTAGCCCATTTTGAGCTTTTTATATTCTCTATAGCCTTATTATAATCTAAAAGCTTTAGATATTTTTGCGTATTAACAAAGCTACCAAAGCCTTTTGCCCCTAGTTGATAAATCATATCATAGATACCTATTTTCACCACTTCAGGCAAGTTATCTATCCAGCTATATACTGCATCTACGCTTTTTATAAGCTTTTTAACCTTAAGTTCTAAAATTTCAGTAGCAATTTCTTTGCTCATCGGCTCAATAAAACCGCCATTTAGCTCTAGCTCCTTTTTGGTTAAATACGCTACATTAAATCCATAGCCTATGGTATCCACTCCAGCTGTGCATTGATAAATATTAGCTCTAAAGCCTTCTTCTTTTTTTAATTCTTCTAAAAGCTCATTTAGTCCATCTTTGCTTAAACTCATTATCTCTCCTTATTCTCTTAATTTTATATAACTTTCTTGACTTTTTGCTACCCTAGCTGCTTTGATATTATGCAATATAGATTGAGTATCCTTGGTGGAGTTTTTGACCTCGATTAAATCTTTTTCTATCTTATCTAGCTTAGCATTTGCTAGTTGCTCTAGCATTCTAATCATAGCAAGCTGGTTAGTTGAGTTGCTCTCGCTTACTAAATGTTGCTTTTGTAATTCTGATACTATAGCCTCTTTACTAGATTTAATCTCATTGATAGCTTCATCTATCTTTTCGCCCACTAAATCTACTTGCTGACGATTGAGTTTGCTCTCTCTTAAATCTTGAATTCTCCCTTCATAAAGCATTTTAGCAATCTTAAAAAATGCAACCACAGCCACAATCAAAAGAGCAATAATTCCACCGCTTTCAACCGCTTTTAAAACTTCATTTTCCACCATTTAAAGCCTCAATTCCATAGTTTAATTCCATTATATATAGATATAGCTCCCATACCATATCGCTAGCCTCTTTTTCGTTTGTAGCTCTTTTGCTAAAATCAATCTTGCTTGGCTGATAGAGGCTCATTGGTATATGAGTCTTTGGTGTTACTTGTGGTTCTGTTATTCTCACGCTCCCACAACCGCTCATAAACAGCATTAACAGCGTCAATACAGCTATTTGTATTATTTGAAACCTCTTTGACATATACTCTTTCTATCTCCTTCTTGCTCTTTAATTCACTTAAGCTCTCTAAGCCTTTTGAGAATTCCAAATTTAGCTTTTCTATCTCATCTTGCCACTTCTCATTAGCCTTAGTAGCTAAGAGATTTATCGAGTGCTGCTCTTTTAGCTCATCTTGTAAAGCACCATTTTGCCACCACAATAGCCCCAAAATGAGAGCCAATATCCCATAAACTATATATCCCATCATCCACCTACCATATCACTATTTATATCATACGGCGTTACTGGCACATTCCACGCCTTAGCAAGTTCAATTGTCTTAGCGTCGCTACCAAAATTTAGATTAGTAAAATCTATCTCAATGTTATTTGGATAATTGCTATTTTCATAGGTTAGTGTTTTGCTCCAGTTGCCTATGCTTAAACGCATATTATACTTAGTCATATATCCATAACCGCCATATGTTGCGGTTCCATTTGTGATGCTGAATTTTGTCGGTTTATAGTTATGAAATGTAAAAATCCACTCATCATAACTATGGCTACCGCCTAAAAAGCTCTCTGGCCAACTGCTAGGATTATTGTTAAGCATTCTTAAGCCATATGTTGCCCCATAATAGCTAGATGCCCCTAAAGTGATACTTACTCTCACTTCGCCATCAGCTAAGATATAATCACTAGGCACAGGCTCCCAGCTATCGCCCTTTGGATGAGCTATATCCTTAGCAAATACTGCGTCAATATTTAGCCCATCACCGCTAATACTTGCGTATTTTGCCGTTAATTTCTCGCCTAATTCATTATATATCGCCACATTCTCCCACGCTTGTCCGTAACTACCAGCATAAGAAATAGGCGTAAATCCGATAGTTAAATCACCGCTTAATCTATCATCAGCATATAAGTTATAATCTGCGTAGGCTCTTAACTCACTAGGTAACTCATAGCCTAAAAACTTCATCGTGGCTACTAGTTGTGTGTAAGTAGCCCCTTGTAGATTTGTAGCCATATGATTAACCTTCGCTCCTAACTCTTGTATAGTAGCATTTTGATTTATAGCTTGATTTAGCGTATTTTCATCTATACTGCCACCACTGCTATTTATCTCACTTTTTAAGGCATAGCTATTTAATTCATCTTTTGTAGCTAGATTATCTAAATTTGATAAATCGGCCTTTGCCAATAGCTCGTCTTTAGTAGCTAAGGTGTTTAAATCCGATAGATTAGCTTTCGTTAATAGCTCATCCTTAGTGGCTAAAGTGTCTAAATCACTCTTTAAAGCATATGTAGCTAAACTAGCTACTAGATTATTATGATTTTCTAAACTAGCCTTAGTTAAAATTTCATTACTTAAGGTTACAATTTCATTATCTATTTTAGCGTCCAATTCTGCTATTTTAGCGTTTAACTCACTATTATCAGAGCGGGTACTAGCAACTTCAACTATATTATCATCTAGATTTAGGGCTTCTTTAAGCTTATTAGATATGAGATAAAAGCTATCTTTGCTTATTGGATTTATAACCATAGCTATATTATCATTAGGTTTATTAATACTATTATATTTCTCTAATTTGCTAAGGGCTATCTCCTTAATCTCATCTTTGCTTAAATTGCCATCTTTAACTAGCATTGTTACACATTTTAAACCCATATCTAACTCCTATTTTTTAATACTTTAAACTTATGATACCACTTCACACAAAAGTAAAATAGCTTAGCTTTCCATTTAGACACTCCGATTTCAATCATAGCTTCATAAAAGTATCTATCGGCCATCTCATAACCATATTCACTCACATTAGCACACATATAGTCGTGTATCACCACAGCACTTAGATACTCTGGCGAATTAGGTGGGAAAAGGCTCCAAAACACTCTAGGAATATTAGCCCCATTAGTTACAAAGCCTTTAGGAATACAAACCCCTTGATATGAAAAGTCTTTATAGACTCTAAACCTATCTTTAGCTATTGGTTGGACTACTACTCTATCCATAGCTTAATCCACCCACTCTATAGCTTTTATCTCATCAATGCTAGTAGCATTATTTACAGCAGTTCTTAGCTGGTCGTGTTTAAATAGCACACTCTCAGTATGAGCTGCTACAGCTACACCAAAAGCCATAAACTCTTCTTTGCTAAAGCTAACTACCTTATTATCCTTAGTAATCCAGTTTATAGCTCCAGTATCTTGCCCACTAGAAGTAGCTAAGAGAATTTGGCTTACCTTGCCACTTATATTTATCTTACTATCGCTATCTATTTGAAACTCATTACCTTGATAATTTAGTGTTAAAAGTTTTGTAGCCTTAATACTTGAGAGTTCATCTAGCTTTATCTCTTTAGCACTTTCCGTGCTTACATCTCTTATCTCATAGCTGATATTGTAGATATTCTTAGCTTCGTCATAGCTCTTTAGAATAGATGGTTCTTTATATATATCATCATTTGCTGGGGCTACTTGCTCCACTACCCTAGCAAAACCTAAAGACCTTAGCGTCTCATCATCGCAGTTATCCAAAAAGTATGTATCAACTCCTTGATGCTTTTGGCCATTTTCATCACTGAATTCAACATCTTTATAGTATATTTCTAGACTAACTAGCTCATTTTTATTTATATCGTAAAACATTTAAACTCCTTAATTATAATATATACACACTTTTGCATAAAATGACCCTTTTGAGAAATTGCTATAATAAAACCCCGAACTAGCTTTACCTGAGCCTGTCCACCACTGTTTGACCACTAGCTTTGTACCAAACTTGTTGCTAGTTATATCTCTATATTGGTTATTAGGTACTGCAGGTTGGTAACCACCATTAACCCCATAATAAGGTGTTAAGTTTCCAATGTCTCCAACATCTGAGTGAATACTAAAAGTACAGCTAGTTTTCATAGTATTATTGCTATACATTATGCTGTGGGTTTTACAAAATACTTCTTTACCTCTTAGGTCAGGTGTGTTTATTGTTGTTTGAGATAAATCACAGCTCCTTGGAAATATAACTTCATAATAATTAGCATAAAACTTACCTGCTACAGGCAAACCAGTTTTTAAATCTATTACTGGATTTAGACCACCTAATAGCATTATTAACTCCTAGTAATTCTAACTAATGAGCTACTTACAACTGTGTAGCTAAATACCTCATTATTACCAAAGCCACTTTGAGCTACTCTAAAGTTAAATGGGGCTGAAAATCCTGATATGTTAGCCCCCTTAGCTACAAATATCTCACCAGTCTGACCTATGTTACTAGCTGCATTAGTTACAGTAATATTTACTTTAGAAGTCAAATTCAGACTAAAGTTAATCCCATTGTTTAGATTTATTGCCCCACCAGTAACTGCTACATATCCACCACGCTTTTTAGAGTATGCTCTATTTACTAGATTTGTATCAGCTGCTGGTGCTACATTGCATATTGGAGCTTTGTTATTAAATGTTACTTGCCCAGTATCAAAGGTATTGTTACCACTAAATGTATTGGCTCCTTTACTAGTTATTGCTCCATTAAATGTAGTAGTTCCACTTAAGGTTTTATTACCAGCAATTGTTTGGTTACCTGTCAAATTCACCGTAGCGTTAGCGTTTGCTTTGGTATTTACTACACTATCAACATAGGCTTTATTAGCTACTTGATTATTTGCTGTTGGATTTGTAGCACTCACTGGAGGAGCTGAAAAGGTCTTAACCCCAGCTATAGTCTGATTGGTAGTCAAATTCACTACTACATTATCATTAGCCTTAGTACTAGCTACTAAATCTACATAAGCTTTATTAGCTACTTGATTAGTTTCTGTTGGGTTTGTAGCTGATACTGGTGGAACGCTAAAAGTTTTTATATCATTTATAGTTTGGTCTCCAGTTAGCTTAACTACTCCAGTTAGCGTAGCCTTTAACTCATCTACATACTCTTTAGTAGCTAACTCGGGACTTTGGATAAGGGCTTCTTCGCTCTTTAGGCGTTCTTTAGTCTGATTTAGCACTTCTATATCACTATTTAGCTGATTAATCTCGCTTTCTAAATTAGTTATTTGAGATGATTTAGTAGCTATATCACTCTCATATTGTCTCTTTTGAACTTCTAAGATATCGGTATTTTCACCAGCTTGTTGCTTTTCGTTTATTAGCTCTGTTATGGTAGCTAGATTAACTTCTAAGGCTCTCTTTTCTTCGCTTAGAGTTAATAGCTCTTGGCGTTTGCGTGGTATTGATTGCTCTTTATCTAAGATATCAGCTTCTACCCTTTTAAGCTCGTTTTGTTTAGCTAGTTTGGCTTCATCCACAGGGATTTTAGCATCTACTTTGGCTATTAGCTCATTTATCTCATCTTTGGTATAGGCATTAGCTTGTATAACATTAGAACTAAGCCTATTAAGACGCTTAAAGTCATCACTAACAACTATATAATTAACCCCAGCATTCTCCCCACTGCTATATGCGTGTGATACATAGCATATATAGCTCTCCCCAGCGTTTTGGCTCTCTTGTTTAGATAGTTCAGCCTTTATATCAGCTACTATATCATCTATGCTTCTAGTGCTATCTAGAACTATCTTGTCATATTTTTTAACTTCCATTACTCTATCTCCACTTTATCATATTTAATTCTATTATTAATCTCTGTCTTGATAAGCTCTTTTATGCTATCAACTTCACTTAGCACACCTTGGATTTTGGCTTCTAATCTCTCATTTAAAGCTGTGAAATTATCATATTCAACCCCATTTATCACCACCTTTTTAGGCGTAGGGTCTAAGCTATTAATTAGCTGTGATTGAACTTCTTTGCCTGTGATATTAGCTTCTTTCCAAAAAGCTGCTACCGCATCTATCTTAGCTTCCAATTCAGCTAGTCTGTTTGGCAAGGCACTATCTAGATAGCTTATTAGCTCATCTATCTTATCAATTTTGCTATCAGTTACTATACTACTCATCACTCATCCTTACTTATTATTTATTCGCCATTTCCTACAAAGCTACTTAGATACATTATCTTAGAGCTATTTTTGAGATTTTCTATTGTGTCTTTATCCGCTTGGGCAATATCTTCTAAGACTAGACACAATATACCGCTATTTTTTAGCACCACTAATTCGCCTTCATAGCCCCAAAACTCGCTATTTTTATCATCTAAAATAGGCGTATGAGCTATAACACTGCGATTTAGCTTACCACCTATGGCGCTGCCATCTATCTTGCCAGTAGATATATCGTAACTACTCATTTTTACTCCTGTTTTGTTATTAAGATTATAAACTCTAGCCCATTAGCTGGTATTTTATTAAGCACCACACCACTCTTATCACTATTTAGGCTATAATCCTTAGCGAACACTGCTTCATATAAGCCATCAAAAATTATTCTAACTTCTTTAAAGCTATTAACGCTTAAGCCATTAAAGCTAAACTCACTTTTAACCCCATCACCAACGCAAGGTATATACTCAGTATTTAAAATACCTTTAGCGATATATGTTTCATTTAATACCCCTACATTAAAGCCTACTTCGCCACTAGCTTCAAACTCTAGCTTCTCGCCATTATTAGCAAATAGTTTTGCTTGATACCCGCTTTTAGCTTGTAGCTCTCCTTGGTATATAATAGATTTTGTGTTGCCAAGCTCATTAAGGATTTTTACCTTAATTTGGCTTGGCGTATCTAGTGGATTAAACACTGATATATTAATAACTGCTTGGCTATTAATATTAACCCTGTTATTGCCACTAAAACTAATTGATTGTAACTTCATATCATCACTCCTAAATAGTTATAAAACTGACTATTTCTAATCATCTTATCAGCTTCATTTAGCATTAAATCTAATTTATCTAATCTATCTTTAGCTAAATCATTGCTACTTCTATACTCATCTTTTAGCTCTTGTAGTCTAGGCAACTCTAGCTCATATTTAATCCTATAAGCCATCGTAGTACCAGCTTTTATAGCTAGAGCTAATCTATTAGCTGATAATTTAGCATTAGCGTGGATTATCTCCCCTTTTAATAGATAAGTAGCCTGAACTATCTCATCACTCTCAAACTTTTCTAAAATTTCATAAGATTTAGCATTATAAGAGCTTAAAGTAGCCCCAGTCATATCAGCTATCAAAACGCACTTAGCTAAATCATCCTTGGCATTGCTAACTCTATTTAAGATATCTAGCTTTATAGAGCTTATATCATCTATAGCTTCATTAGCCTTATTAGCTAAATTAGCCATCTTTCTATCTACTTCTTTATTGATTAGCTCATTTTTAGCTAGATTTTCATCTAAGCTTTTAAATAGCTCTTGATTTATAGCTACGCTATTTTGAATTTCACTATTTTTACTATCTATATACTCTTTTATACTCTTAGATTTTTGAGTAAATTCACTATTTTTAGCATTAAAATCGCTATATGAGCTATCAAAATTAGATTTGATTAAATCTATCTGTCTTTTTATCGCTTCAATAGTGTTTTTATCTTGCGTTATAACGCTTTGTATATTATTGGCACTAACAAAATCCGCTTCAAAACCATTTAATTTGCTATCTATTTGGCTCTTAATCTCATCAATTAAGCTTTTAGTTTGATTAATAGCATTTTTCATCGCTGTTATATTGGCCCCAGCTGTTTGTATATTTTGATATGAGCTATCTATACTACTTGCTATTTGAGTAAATTTACTTAAATCAAGTTTAGCTATCTCATCTGGAAATGCTTCAAGTGAGTTTAATATCACTTGAAGTATTTCTAAAGTATTGCTCCCTAGTTTTAAGTCGTGTATGCTTGTCATCTTAAGCCTTTAGAGATATTTAATATTTCAGCGCCTATTTCTATATCACTAGCGTCATCTCTAATACCTTTTTGCGTAAATACTCCGCTACTTGAGCTTGTTGTAATTGGGTCTGGGGCTTGCTTTGGTTTGGCTTCATTAATCATAAGCTTTGCTAAAATCTCCCAACCTTTAAAATCACCCAAAAACTGCTCGTATCCATTATTTTTAGCAAAACTCAAAAGCATATCGCCATCGATAGTCGGATAATTTTGCTTAAAATTCTGATACCCCATATTAAAATCCGCCCTAGCTCTTAGCTCGTCTTGCTCTGCTCTCATAGCATTTAATTGCTCCTTAATTTGCCCTACATTACCATCGTTATTATGGTTATCAAAACTCATATTTTGCGGTTGATTTAGTGCGTTTTCTAAGGCCTTGCTTAACTCATCGATTTTACTTTGTAAAGCGTTTATCTGCTCGTTTTGAGCGTTTATAATCTCGCTTTGCTCTGCGTTTGTAGCTTTTACTTGATTTAACTGCTCATCACTAGCATTTTGTAGCGTTTGTTCTGCTATTTGCTCGTTTGCTTCATCATTTGGCGTTATTGGCTCGTTAATTTGCTCTAGTATCGCACCAAGTGCTTCGTTTTCTGTCATCTATTCTCCTTTAAATTATTGATTAAATCATTTTGAAAATCTCTTATAACTCTTAGTCTATCCATACTACTTAGTCTTACGCTATCGCTCTCGTATTGATTTAAAGCTTTAAAAAAGCACCCCATCGCTTCATTTAAAAAGAAATGGTGTAACTTCTCAAACTCTTTATAGCCTTTTGATAGCTCTTTTAGCTCATTGTTGGCTCTCATAAAGTCTATCACTCTCTTTCTCCTTTCTATATTTGTCAAAATCTTTAATCCCAAAAAGTGGCATTAATTTCGCTATTAACTCTTCGTGTGCGTTTTTGATTAGCTCTGCTCCTGGAATATCTTGTATAGCTAAACACATTTGAAAATGATTGCCTAAAAGGCTTGAACTCTCAATCAAATTTTTCTTTTGGACTTCTTTATTCAAAGCTCCTATCCCACACTCTAAATTTAATTTAAAGCTCATCACTTCACTTCTATCAACTCCTACAAAAAACATAGGGTCGCCATATTTGTAAATCAACTTAGCAAATTGATAAAAGAGTGGCTCTATAAATGTCTCATTATATGTGCGTATATATCCATTTAATCTCACACTACCTTCATTTGCCATAATTGAGCTCATAGTAGCGGTTTCAGCTCGGACGCTTGTAGCTCCGTTTTGTTGCGGGCTTATACCGCTTGTCTCGCTCATATCATTATCAATAGCTTGTATATTCAAATTTGCAAAATGAATATCAGGCTTTGGCAATACGCTTACTGCTCCTAAGTTTTTAACATATATTGGGCTAGTAGGATTTAGTAGCTCGTCTCTATCTATTTGTGCGTTTTTATCAATTAACATTTTTGGATATAAATGCTGTTTAGTTGCTTCTATACTAGCGTTTTTAAGATTATTAAACTCATCTTGAAGTGGTAAAATACTAGCTAGTGGTGGCTCTCCATAAACGCCTATAAAATCACTCTCACCAAGCTTCTTAACTTGTGCTAGTGTATATCCGCAAATTATAGGCAACCCATCTTTTAGCTCTATTTCTTGCCTCAAGATAGCCCTATCATCAAATATAGTGCTTAATACCCATTTGCCTTTTTTAAGCTCGTAAATATCATAAAGCTTATATCTCTTATACTCATCATCACTATCAAACTCCAAATTAACATTTTTATATACTTTATCTTTGATATATCCTTTTATATCATCTTTGGTTAGGCTAAATTCGTGTATAATGTATCTCAAATCATCATAATTTTTAGCTTTTGGGTCAAAAAATACCTTATCTATATCAAGCATTTCAATATTTGGCTTATCATTATCCCAATAGACTTTAGCTATTGAAGTGCCCAAAAACGCAACTTTTAAAAACTCAGGCTGTAAAATCGCATATAAATTTATACTTTTAGTGTAATAATCAAAGGCATATTGCCACATTTCTAAGATTTTATCATCAGAATTAATGTTATTTTCTAATAAAGCAATCTTATCACTCTCAAAATATGTCTGACTTAAGGCGTCCATAATTCTTTTAGCTTTCGCATTAAGCTTAGGGAAATACAAAGCACTCTTATCGTGGTCATATAAAAACTTTCTTTTTTCATCGCTGTAACTTAGCAAATAAGCATTATTTAATGATTTAAAGCTACTACTATAATTGCTATATCCATTTTTTGCTTTAGTGATGAGTTTATTAAATCTATCTAGCATTTTTTAACCTTTTTAAAGTAGATTGCGATATTTTTGTAAGCTCTATAACTCTCTTTTCACTAGCACCATTTTTTAAAAGTTCACTAGCTAATACTACTTTATGTTTTTTTGTAGGTAGTGGCGTTAATCCGCCCATTAAATCACACAAATAACAAGCTAAATTAAGTCTAAAAGCTTCATCATTCAATCTTGATAAATCCCTTATAAGCTCTAAATCCAAGCAATCTTTTAAAATATCAAAATTAGTAATGTTGCTACCAGCCATACCCACTCCAATTCGATTTTTTAGGCAAAAAATCAACTTCATCATAAAATAGCATAGCTAGTGCGTCTAATTCATCAGGACTAGAGCCATAAAGTTTTTTGATATTATCTTTTGAGATTATTTGAAATTTATCTTTATCATTGTAAAAATACTCAATGGTATTAACTTGCCTTTTTAGGGCTTCTTTAAACTCATCAGCTACATTGATATTTAGATTTTTAAGGGCTTTGCTAAATCTAAAATACATTTCAGCTCGTTTATTCTTGTATTCATCACTCAAAGGCTTAGCACTCATAATAGCTTCGCTTACAGGCAAATTAGCACTACTTAAAAAGTCATAAACCCCAGCTCCAACCCCAGTGGTATCTACAAAAATCACGCTGGGCTTAATCTCTGCGTTATAATATGCTATCTTGATTTCATTAGCTAGTTCAAGCGTACTTAGCTTTATAAAGCTTCTCATTTTATAGATATTATGTGCGTTTTTACACGCTAAAACGCTCTTATCATCACCAAATCTTGCTACATCCAAAGCCCAAACTTCAGCACTAGTTTTCTCATACTCATTATGCTTTTCAAACGCATTTATAAGCTCATCATAGCTTATAAGCAAGTTGCTTGAGCCATCTACAAACTCCCCATAAATCTCTTGTCTAACTACTTCGCTATTTTCACCGCCAAGCTCGTTTATAAGTCGTTTTATCTCATCTTTATTAATTAAAGGATTATCAAAACTAGAAAATTGAAAATGCTCCCAACCAAATGCGTTTTTCAAAGAGTTATTTACTAAATCAAAGAATTTATTTTTGCCTTTTGGCACTCCGCCAATTATGGCTTTAGAATTTGGATTATCAAGTAACATAGGCGATATAGAGTTATCCCAAAGTTTTGGATTTTTAAGTATAATCCCAGCTTCATTTAAAATGATTAAATCATATCCCAAGCCCTCGATATTCTCAGGCCTATCAGCTCCTACCATATGAAGTAAATTGCCATTTGATAATGAGAGTTTCTTATCTTGCTTACTCCATTTGTAAAAACTGCTATCAATTTGCTTTAAAAGTGGCATAAAATATATATCAAAATAGTTTTGTATATTTCTTGTGATAGTATCCACCCAAAGAACTTTTTTGACTTTAAAGCTCTCATCAAGTAAGCATTCTATAACATAATTCGCACAACCCCTAGTAAAGCCCAGTCTTCGACCTTTAGCAATTGTCTTAAATCTAGCACTGCTTTGAAAAAATACCCTTTTTTGAGCTTTCGTATAAGTGATATTTAAAGTATTCAAATATCGCTCCTATTAATTTGTATAGCATTTGTAGCATTTGCGTTGATTTCAGTTTTTGCGTGTCGTTGATTAACTCCTAGAGTTAATGACGCCTTATCTATAGCTTCTTGAGCTATCTTATAGTCAATCATATCAAGGCTAGTGGGCTCTAAGTTTTGTATTCCATCACCAACATTAATTTTACTCATTTTTGTGTTTTTCTCTAGTGTTTCGTTTATTCTTTTTAAATTTAGATGAGTTGCTTTTTGAATGAGTTGCTTTGAATATACTTCATCATAAGCTGTCTCTATGATAGCGTTCATTTGTTCAATTGGTAGTTCATTTTTAGCGATTAATAAATTAGCTTGAGCCGTTACCAAATCGGCGTTTGTTGCGTTCAAATCTCGTGTTAAATTATTTACTGAGCCAAGAGATACTTTATACTTCTTAGCTAATTCTCTTTGAGAGTATCTCCCAGTAAGATAATCCGCTACAAGCTCTTTTTTTATTCTCTCACCTAACGCCATTTTAACCCTTAAAAATATAAAATCTCATTTTATTTTCTTTTTTTGGCTCAATTTTAGGTAAATTTGAACCATTTTTATAAATTCTCTTTGACAAAATCTATAGCTTCATCAGCCCCATAGCAAACCTTAGCCGAGCCTTCATCAAGTAAATTTAAAAACTCTAGCCACTTATTTTGCTCTTTGCTAACTCTGCTTAACCTTTTATCGCTTCGCTTCATCTCGATAAATAGCGTCCTATTTGGTAAGAAAATCATCAAGTCAGGAAATCCAGCATAAGTGCCTAAAGCCTTTAACTTTTTCTTATAAACTACACTACACATTCGCTCATTAGCTATATGAATATGCCTAATTTTCTTAACTCTTAGCCAAGAGACAAATTTTATCTGCTCTTGCTCTTCAAGTGGGATTAACTTTTTAGCTTTTAGGCTTGCTAGAGTTTGATTATAATTTATCATTTGCCACCCTTATTTTTTAAACCCTTTTAGCTCATTTCTAAGCCTAAATAATCTAGCCCACGCCTTTTCTACCGCTTCTTTATCCATTACATAAACCCTACAATCAATCTTTTCTAACTCGCTTAATTCACCATTTTTAGGTGCGTTATCTCTTTGATTTATTCTATACGCTATTAAATCCACCCTATAAACGCCGATTAAGTCTTGCTCTTTTAGCAAATTCTCTAAAAAATCGCTCTCATCTTCAGTGTTTAGCGGTTTTTGCGTATTCTCATTGATAAATTGTAATTCATCATTCAACCTAATGCTCGTGTAGATAAAAGGAGCTATCCCACTGCCTACGATTTTGCCCTTAAAATAAGTGTTTAAAAAGTTTCTTAAACTCTGTATATTATTAAACGGCTTTGTAGCTCTTATCGTTTTTAGATACTGTTCTTTTTGATACTCACTCACAGCATTTAGTAGCATTTGGATGCTATTATCGTATTTGGTTTTCATCGATAAGGCAAACAAGGCAAACTCATTTAATTTATCATCGCTGATATCTTTTAGCACGCTCTGGCTAACGAATTTAACTTGCGTTTTATCCGCTTTGCCACTAAATAAAACACTTGAGATAAACTCTTCTCTCATCTCATTTTTCACGGCTCTACTCCTTAATAAATTTTCTTTTAAGCTCTTGCTCGATTTGGTTATCTAGCTTTTGATTTACCTCTTTAACTTCACTAGGCACCCCATGACTAAGCCAGTTTTTAGACAAGATATCATCGCTTGTCTGCTTAGCAAAAAACTCATTTCGCTCTTCATCGCTTATTTCGCTTTTAGGGTTTTGATTGTTTTGCGTGTTTAATTCACTTTGGCTTCTATGCTTCCACATTCGCATAGTAGCTCTCCAGTCCTTCATAGAGTTTTTGCCTACTCGCCACCCATTTGCTTCGTAGTAGTCAAAAAATTGATTAACGCTAAAATTAGCTTCAATCTCTTTAGCGTAAATTTCTAGCTCTTCTAGGCTTGGTTTTTTGAAATTGCTCGGACTTTCTTTTTTTAAATTTTTTTCTTTTATATTATTTGGGTTTGTATTATTTGGGTTTGTATTATTTGTGTTTGTATTATTTAATAATAAACTCTTTGAGTTTATTATTATATTAGCACTATCATTTTTAACAGCATTAGCACTATCATTTTCGCAAGGTCTAGCACTATTATTTTTGATAGGACTAGCATTGTCAAAAAGCTCAGATATTTTGATTTCGTTTATCATAAAAAAGCGTTTAGCAGGTATGCCTATCATACCTTTATCAATAATCAAATCATCATCAATCAAACTTTTTATAGTAGCTCTTATCTCACGCTCACTTAAGCCCCCACCAAGAGCGTCGATGATATCATTTATCGTATAAAAAAACATTTCATTATCGTAGTAATCCGCTTTATCGATAAACATACTTAAAATAACCGCTTTATTGAGGCCTAAAATTTTCATTAAATGCTTATTTATTACAAAATATCCATTTGATTTTAAAGTTTTTGTGATAATACTCATTTTTTATCCTTTATTTGATACTTCATCACTTGCATAAACCTCGCTTAAAAGCTCGTTTATAAGCCCTATATTGACTTTGTAATATGTCGTTCTATTTAGCGTAGTTCTAGTGCTTAAAAAGCCTTTATTTTTAAAAACTTTGATTATTCTATCAATGATTTTAATGCTAAATCCTAGCTCTTCAACTAAGCTATTACCTTGCCTATAAGCCGGATGGTCGCACGGCTCTCTAAACTTCAAAAACTCATTACCATCATTCACTTCATACCAATACAGCAGTTGAGCCAAAAATATACTTTCTAACGCTCCCCCAGTTATTAAATTTAGCTCTTTGCGGTATGGTATAATGTTTTTATAATTTGCTATGATTTTAAACATTTATTTATCCTTTAGATTTTGGCCAAAATAGCATTGCCAAACTCATTATAAACGCACCTATACAAAAGCCCATTATAAAGCACTTAAGATAGCTCATTTTTTCTCCTTGTTTTCTTTCAGTCGTAAATCATCTAAATATGCTTTTGGGTTTAACCAAACATATAAAGGCACATTTGGCGCTATTTCTGATAATTCTTTTATTCTTTTAGTGCTTATGTTTTCACGACCACACAGCACAGAATTAACCATATCTTTTTTGTAAATCAAGCTTAAAATATTTTTTAAGTCTTTTCTTTTTGGTTCCATTTTTATTAAGTCTTCTCTTTTTGGTTTTATTTTTATATTGTAGTAAAACTACATTTAAAATAAGCTTAAATTATGTAGATTAACTACATTTACTAATTATTCTAAAAAAATGTATAATAACTACAATATTTTTTAAAAAGGATAGCCTATGGAATACACTTTCAATAAGACATTTTTTAACGCAGAAATGAAAAAACAAAAAATTAGCAGAGAAAAATTGGCGGAGCTTTTAATGGAAAAAGGCGATAATATCACAATAGATGGAATTAATTGGTGGTTTAGAAATGAAAAAAATAAGCCAGAGATTGAAAGAATAAAGCTATTATCAGAAATATTGAATGTCCCTTTTAATAAGTTAGCACTTATACCAGATGATATAAAAAATAATATTTTAGGCTCAAGCAACATTAAATTAGTCCCTATTGTAGGCTCCGCTAGTTGCGGAATTCCGCTACCAAATTCATATCAAGATATAGAGAATAAAGCATTTTGTAAAAGTGAAATTTGGCATAGCGATTTATACGCTATTATCGCAAATGGCGATAGTATGACACCTGAAATCGACGATGGTGATGAAGTTATCTGCGACCCTAAAGCTGATATTTTAAGTGGTGATATAGTCCATTACCAAATAAACGATGAGAGTGCTATAAAAGTTTATTTTAAAGATGAAAATATAGGCGTAATAGAGTTTGTCCCATTTAACCAAAATGGCGATTTTAAAACGCTTAAATTTCGTCTTGATGATGATAGCGTATATATTAAAATGTCTAAAGTTATAGCAATAAACAAATCTAAAATGAATAATCGTCAAGCGAGATTAAAAGCTATAAATAGATGGTAAAAAATAAACCAACTGTCGCTTTTTTGATTTTCTAAATTTCCAAGGTGGCGTTGGATTTTTAAGTATCCAAAGCCCCAAATTTTTCTTTTTGGCCGCCATTTCTGCTTTAGAATATATTTTATTTTTAGAATAAGTTTTATAATGCCACGCTAAACCACTTTTTACTTGCTGTAAATTTACATTTTTTCCATCGCAAAATACTTCAGCTAACAACCTTTTATATCTATCTTTGCTCTGAACTTTTACAATAGAATTTTTACCAAAGCACAAATTAGCTAAATTTTGCTTAGATTTTTCCCCAAAATCTTGATTTTTTTCTGGAGCGTCAATGTGGGCTAATCGTATTTTTACCTGTTTTTTATCGTTAGTTAGTATTGTCAGCGTATCGCCGTCAGCTAATGATATTACTTTGCCTGTTATATCATTAGCAAAACTTAGATTTGATAATAAAAAGATTAATATCAGTATTTTAATCATTGTTTAATTCTTGTTTTTTGAATACATAAAAAGGATTAAATCTTCCAAAAATTATATACTCTACCGCCCATAATATAAAAAATAGCGGTATCCCTATAATTAAGCCTAAAATTGTAATATCTAAAACAAAAGATATTACAAAAAATACTCTTATTGTTCTACTTTTTATAGGGCTATGATTTAACTCTGATATATATGGGTTTTTATTTTTAAAATAAACAAATAAAAATTTTATTATAAAATAAATAAAAATAAATAATGCTTCTATTATTAAAAAAAATAAAGCCAAATTTGCCTTTAATTCATTTAAAAAACTAGGTTCAATCTCTTTAAAAACTCCATCTTTTTCTATAGCATATCTTGCTTTGCCATCTTTATCGATAGCTTTATGCGGTGTGTAGCCTTTAGCTGTTGCTAAATCAATGAATTTATTATCAAAATCTATGCTATCTTTTTGTTTTTGCTCGTCGCTCTTTGTAAGGGCATTTAGCATAAATGTGCCGTTTTGATTGGCTCTATAATTTGCCATTTGTTGGTTTAAAATATCGGTATCATTTTCAATGTCAATTGATTTTATAGAGCTATTTGTAAAAAATGAATGCTGTAGGTCTGTTGTTGCGAATAATAATATTGTTAAAAATACAAAAAATATTTTTATCATTTTTTACCTTTTATTTTTTTAAAAAAATTATATCAATTTTCTTTTTAATCCCCCCTTTGAAAAATAATTTATATTTTTGTAGTTAATTTACATAATTTAAGCTTATTTTAAATGTAGTTATACTACAATTTCACTATCAAAAGCAAAAACGCCTTTGATAGGCTGGATTGACGAGATTGTATTAAGTCATTGACCGACAGAGCCTTAAATCTGGTTTTAATCGGATGAGCTGATGAACCGAAACTATATCAATAGCAACAGCTTTACCAAACTTCGGACTTTTTCTATTGTTACTTTACTAATTTAAATATAAATTTGGATTGGGGAACCCCACGAAGTGGGGCTTTAGGGGTTTTGAAAGGGCGTAGCCCTTCATCGCAAAGTGGGGCTTTGCTCCACTGCGAAGTCAAAAAATAAATATTTAGTTTAGTAAAGTAACAAAGGAGCCAAAATGGACGAATACACATACTACACATCATCATATGATGAAGCCAAAAAGCAAGAGCTTGAAAAATTAGATATTTTAATTTCATTAATGACCAAATACAACTCACTAATAAATTTAATAAAAAAACAAGGAGACAAAATGCTAAAAATTTTAAAGATTTTTAAAAAACCCAAAGAGCCAAAACAAGATAAAAGATATCTTGTAGGTTGTAGTGGCTCATTATATAATCCTTCGATATATAGCGTTTGCGATGGATTTATCTATCACAAAGCCTTAAAACAAATAGTTGAAGCCAAAAGAGAAACTAATTTTATGCTAATTAATTCAAATTAAAAGAGTTAAGATGAAATTAGACACGTTACAAATCCATCCAGCCACAGTATAGGTAATTCTGTGGCCACGATACATTTAGCCACAACAAAAGCCAAATTTGCTATAATACAAGCTAAATTTACAAAGGAATTTTATGGATACGGAAAATATTGTTAAGAAAGTATGTAAAGAACTTCAAATCACGCAAAGGGAGTTAGCGGAGATTATCGGAAGTTGTTTAGAAATAAAATTTTGTATAATTTAAGAGTTCAAGCCTTTTTTAAAGCCACTTTTTATAAAATAATACCAAAAATTTAACTAAGGTAAAAAAATGAGAGTGTCAAACACTGCTGTTAGAAAAGCTGGGCTAAGCTTAAAAAACAATAGCACTACAAAAGAGGATTTGGATGCTATCTCAACTTTTAGAAGCAATCATATTCAGCTTATGAAAATGCTAGTAAAAACAATATCTAAAAAACTCCCAAAACCGCTTTTTATAGCTAGAAGGCTTAAGAGGTTAAGCTCGATACAATCTAAACTTCAACGCTTTGAAGGTATGTGCTTAGACAGAATGCAAGATATAGGCGGTGTTAGAGCCGTTTTTAAGAACAATAACGAAGTTGAGCAGTTTGTAAAAAGTATAAAAGATGTTTATCTTGGCAAAAGAAGTGTGCTTGAAATAGTAAAAGAAAACGACTACATAACTCGTCCTAAGGCGGACGGATACAGAAGCTATCACATAGTTTTTAAATATAACGGCAAAATAGATGAAGTAAATGGCTATCATATCGAATTGCAACTCAGGGACTTACTTCAGCACTACTGGGCTACAGCAGTTGAAATTTTAGCCCTGCGAAGTAGCACAAACATTAAAGCAGGCTACGGCGATGAACATTTTAAACGCTTTTTTTGGCTATGTGCTGAGCTATTTGCTGGGGCAAAAGAACACAAATACGAGATAAGGGAACTAGACAAAAAGCACAATATACTTTTTTTATTAAAAGGCTTAAATGTTGTAGCCGATAAGTTAGAAAAAGCGGGTAATGAAGAGAGTCTTTATCTTATGGTATTAGATGCGAAAGACGGCATATTAAAGCTAACAGCCTTTAGCAAAGGCGAGCAACTCTTAGCTCAGGCAATGTATCAAAGCATGGAGACAAACGACAGCATGCAAAGCGTTTTAGTTAGCATTGATAGTATCAAAAAGCTGAAAAAAGCTTACCCTAACTACTTTCTTGATGCTAAAAATTTTATAAAAGAAGTAACGGAGAGATTAAAATGAGTGATGAAAACATAGTTAAACAAACTTGCAAAGAGTTAAATTTAACCTATAAACAATTAGGCGAGGCGATAGGGTATAGTGAGAGTGCTATTAAAAATGCAGGAGTAGGTGAAGCTAGTGAGCCGATGAAAAAGGCAATAGAATTATACAAAGAGACGCTAGAACTAAAAGAAAAACTTGCCGACTGGGAAACAATTAAGACTATAATAAAAAAGAATATCTAAAATTTTAACCAGTCCAAAAATGGAAAGGAGAACTGATGGCAGATGAGAAAGAGACAGATAATATAGTTAAAAAGGTGTGCCGTGAGCTAGGTATCACGCAAAGGGAGTTAGCGGAGATTATCAAAGTTAATGATGGAACAGTAAGGCAGTGGAGCAGTAAAGGCGATGTTATGCCAAACGTGGAAGTAACGTTAAATTTGTTACTTGAAAACCATAAATTAAAATCACAGCTAGATAAAATTAAACGTTTTGCTGAGCTTTTAGCAGAAATCCAAAGGTAGGAACAAATTGTTCCACCCCTAAAAGTGAAGCAAAATAACATATTTTTATTTTTTTGTGAATTAAATATATAAAATACTTGACAAATGTTATTTAAAATGTTATAATACGCCCATAAATGTGATTTAAACTCACATAAGTTCTTTTAAATAGGGTTGTCAAGTTTAAAGTGTTACGCTAGAATACAAAAATGAATGAATTAATCAAAAACATAGGCTTAGGCTTATTTGTCAATGGAAGTTTCGCCCTACTAAATGGCGTTTTTACTATACAATCTTTTTTAATCACAATATTAAGTGTTGGGATTATGTGGATTTGTATAAAATTAGAAAAAAAGGAGTAGCAATGGCAGGTCAAAATCTTATTTTAGCCATCACTATCATACTATTTGCGTTTGTTAGCTACAAAGCATACAAACAAAGCAAAAAACCACAAGGAAAATCACAACACTAAAAACTTACGCCCTATTTGAAAGGTTAAAATTTCAAAAAAAGGGCGTAAAATGCAACTTACAAATAAAATATTATATATTTTAAAGGATTAAAATGACAGATGAAAATTTGATTAAAAAAACTTGTAAAGAACTTCAAATCACGCAAAGAGAGCTGGCGGAGCGGATTGGAATGAGTGCAGATAGCTTAAATGTTGCTGTTTCAAATAATAAAATTAGCAAAATGACTGAAACTGCCATAAATTTAGTTTTAGAAGTTGAAACGCTAAAAAAAGAGCTTTTAAAATATGAAGCTTTAAAAACAGCCCTAAAAGACGCTATTTTTTAATGGGGGAAAATTTCCCGCATTAAAATCTTAGTAAAATTAAGAATAATTTTTATATTTTATTAGTTTTATTTAGAAAAACTCTTGACAAATCTAAATTATTATAATATAATTCTAGCATAAATCTTAAAAATATTAAGGTTTTGTTCTTTTAGGTGGAATTGTTAAATTTAGATTAGTTTGCTAAAATGTAAAGAATGTTAAGACTGATTTTTAGCACAATACGAAATATTGGGTTAGGCATTTTTGTAAATGGTGCTTTTGCCTTGCAGTTTGCAGACGGCGAAGCGAAAGCTTATTGGGCGATAGCTGAGGGTATAGCAGTTATGCTTTTAGCTGGTTACGCTGAATTAAAAGCAAAAGGAGCAAACGATGAATGAGCTTTTAATTTTTGGAGCGGTTATGGTTGTCATCTCAGCCGTAGCAGCGATTTACGCACACAACAAATTTAAATCAAAGTTGCAACACTAATTTAAAATAAACAATTCCCCTAAATTGCAAAATCGCAACAAAGGGGAATTTATGCAAACTTTAACTTTACAAAGACTTTTTAAAGCATATAGCGTTTATAGAGTGCCTTTGTGCCCAAAATGGCTACACTCTAAATTTAGACAAGGATTTAAATAATGAGTGATGAAAACATTTAGCCACAACAAAAGCCAAAATTTAGCCCTAGGGAATAAACTAAGACTTTTAAACGATAAAATCAAAAATGATAAAAATATCAATAAGGAGCAGTAATGGCAGAAGAAAAAGAGACAGCACAAAGGATAATGCTAACAATGAGTGCGAAGTTAAAAGAAATAGTAGATAAAAAAGCTGATGAACTCGGTATAAATACCACGCAATACATCATAAATCTAATTATCAATGATATAAAGACTGAAAAAAAATAGTAATTTGATTTCTCTCATTTTTGAGAAAAATACATTTTCTTACAATTTAGTAAGCATATAGTTATCATTAAGTATATTTTAAGTAACTATATGTAATCATTCGCTTATCAATTAATTACAGAAAGGTAAGCGAATGCAACTATCTTTAACATTTCCAATAACAGAGTTACAAGGTGCTTTTCCAACTAATGCGGAAATTCTTTTTAAATTCCTAGCGGTTGATACAAAATTTGCCGACTGGATAACTAGAAGAATAAACAAATACAGCTTTACTGAAAATCAAGACTACATTATTCAAACCACTTACACAGGAAAGCGACCACGCAAAGAGTATTTTATCACTCTTGATATGGCTAAAGAGCTTTGTATGGTAGAAAATAATGAGCGTGGCAAAGAAGCAAGACGTTACTTTATAGAGTGCGAAAAAAGACTAACACGCCTTAAAGCAATAGAACAAACAAACCGCATAGCAAATTTAGAAGCTATCGCTATGAGTAAAGAGAGATACCACGCAAAGCAAATCAACGGCTACAAAGCTCAATTAACCAAACAGGGCAAGAAAATCGAGCTATTAAAAACTAAACTCACTATCGCCGAAAATGAAGCTAAAAGTCTAAGCAATGATGAAGAGCTTTTAAAAAAGCTTGAGTGGCTCTTTAAAAGAGCTTTGGCTGATGGCGTGATATATGCTATCAATAGCTCAAGAGATAAAATCATCAATGATGCTTTAAAAAGAGCTAGTGATGAGTTTATGAGTAATTTACATTTATTAAAAAATCAATAAAAGGACACACAATGGAAAAACTTCTTAATCAAAGAGAGTGGATTATGAATAGGCTTTTGACAATAGGTCAAATCACACGCAATGAGTGCCTAAGAAGATTTATATCACGCCTTAGCGGTCATATATATGCCATCAAAGAGCAAAATCCAACTTGGCAAATAGACTCTAAAATGGTTAAAACACCTAGCGGCAAAGATTATATCTATAAACTAACAAATAGAGATGAAATCTTAGCAAATTTAGATAAAAAACTACAAAAGATAGGAGCATAAAATGCTAGAATTACTTAAAATCCAAACGGAGCTAAAAGCCCCAAAAACTCAATTTAACAAATTTGGTGGCTATCAATATAGAAGTTGCGAAGACATAGTAGAAGCCTTAAAACCACTTCAAGAAAAGTATAAATGTGTAGTATTATTAAATGATGAATTAGTTATCATCGGCGATAGATATTATATCAAAGCCACCGCTACCATTGTCAATGAAAAAGGCGATAAACTAAGCGTTTCAGCCCTAGCTAGAGAGCCAGAGAATAAAAAAGGTATGGACGAGAGCCAAATCACAGGAAGCTCATCAAGTTACGCTAGAAAATACGCTTTAAATGGGCTTTTTGCTATTGATGATACTAAAGACGCAGACTCTACAAACACACACGATAAAGAGCCTAGCAAAAATCAAAAGCAAACCCCAACGCTAACACTAGAGCAAAAAAGAGATATAACAGAGCTTTTAGAAGCCACAAACACCGATTTAAACAAGTTTTTAGACTTCTTTAAAGTCTATTCTATAGATAATGTGCCTTATGACAAGGCTTTTTCAATGCTAACTAAAAAACTTAATCAAAACAAAGGAGAAGCAAAATGATAGTAGATTTAATCCAAGGCTCAAAAGAGTGGCTAGAATATCGCAGAACTAAATTTAACGCTAGTGAGACGCCTGATATTATGGGCGTAGGCTTTAATAAATCTTATCAATTAGCCAAAATCAAAAAAGGCGATATAACAGTCTATCAAAATGAAGCTATGAGACAAGGCCAAGCTTATGAGCCTATGATAAGAGATAAAATAAATGAAATCTTTAATCTAAATTTAAAGCCTATGGTAATGCTTAGCGATGATGACGATAGATTTTCAGCTAGTTTAGATGGCGTTGATGGTGATACATTTTGTGAGATTAAATTTTCAAAATCAGAATTAGAGTATTTAGAGAAGCATAAAAAACCAAGCGACAAATACTACTATCAAATCCAGCACCAATTCTATGTAAGTAATTTAAAGCGTTGTATCTACGCAGTGGGCTATATAGATGATAACTTCGAGCTATCAATATCTCATATAGAAGTCAGTAGAGATGATAAAACTATAGATAAAATCAAAAAAGCGTGGGATAAATTCGAAAAAGATTATCTAAATGCTGATAATTATGGTTGGGAGAGCCTATGCGATGAGCTTTTAAAATTAAATGATGAAAAAAAATTACTAGATGAGAAAATAGAAAAGCTCAAAAAAGAAGCTATAAAAAAAGCTGACGGCAAGGAGTTTTCCGCCTTTGGAGTTACAATTTACAAAACCACACGCAAAACGGCCGATTATAAATCATTTTTAGCTGATGAGAACTTAGAAATCCCAGAAAAATATTATAAATCAAGCGAGAGTTGGGGCGTTAGAGTTGCGAATTAGTAGTGATTTTAATCGTTTTATCCACGGCGTAGTGCTTAAAGAAGTCCAAAAAATCCCATTTTTAAAAGTAGGAGCGTTGAAAATAGCTATCAAACCAAGGTATCTAAGCCGTAACGCTCTTAAAAAGATTTTAAAAACAATTGATGATGAGTATCCAAAAGACAAAAATCAAGAGCCATTTAGCTACAAAAAGCTAAATGAGCTTGACTTTTTAAAGCATATAGCGTTTATAGAGTGCCTTTGTGCCGAAAATGGCTACACTCTAAATTTAGAAAAAGAATAAGGATTTAAATAATGAGCTATCCAAGCCTAAAACAGCTTAAAACGGATTTTATCAATGAAGAAAGAGCCGAAGTCAAAAAGTATCATCAAGGCTCTAAAAAGCTTAATTTAAGCGATGAAAAATATATCGTAACTATGAAAAAATATTGCGATTTATTAGATAACTATTTTAATTCTAGACAGACAAATAGCAAAAATTTAGAATTGAAATTACAATTAAGTAATCTTAGAGAATACTCTAATGAGCTTAACAATCTAGCTAATGAGCTACAAAAAGCAATAGAGCTAAACTCACTAATACAAATCAAAACCATAGCCAAAAAGCTAATCTCACATATAAAAGGAGAATAAAATGTTTAACAAAGTTATTTTAACTGGTAATTTAAGTAAAGATATAACTCTAAAAAGCAATAGCAATATCACAATAGCAAATACAACTATAGCAGTCAATAGAAAATTCAAAAACCAAAATGGCGATATGAGCGAAGAAGTTCTATTTATAGATATTACCTTTTTTGGCCGTCAAGCCGAAATAGCAAACCAATATCTAAATAAAGGTAGCAAAGTCTTAATAGAAGGAAGACTAAAGTATGATACTTGGAAAGACCAAAACGGCCAAAATCGCTCCAAACACTTAGTGATAGTAGAGAGTATGGAGATGCTAAGCGGACAAAACGCAGGGGCAAATCAAACCGACAATAGCCCAAATACAAATAATAATCAAAGCCATAATGAAAGCTACGATGAAATCCCATTTTAG